TGCAGAAATCGGTCGGGAATCATATCCGCCGATCCTTACGCCGTTTCGGGCAAGATCTTAATGATCAAACCCGGAATCAGCGTTTGGCTATGGCTGCAGTTGATCTTCAACTTGCAACTATAGATCTATCATCAGCGAGTGATACCATTACGAAGCAGTTGGTGTTAAACCTTCTGCCTTTTGAATGGTGGTCACTTCTGGACGACCTGAGAGTTAAATCAACACTCGTAGATGGACGTCTCCATGAGATGGAGATGTTCAGCACTATGGGTAACGGTTTTACTTTCGAGCTTGAAAGCCTCCTTTTCTACGCGATAACACGCGTGGTTTGTAGGCGATCGGGCATCAAAGGTCGTATCTCCGTGTATGGTGATGACATTATCGCGCCTTCACGCGTCGTAAGACGCTTGAAGAGAGTCTTTGACTACTTGGGGTTCACCATGAACACCAAGAAGACTCACGCTTCCGGTTTATTCCGGGAGAGTTGCGGTAAGCATTACTACGGAGGCTTCGATGTCACTCCCTTCTACATAAGGAGGGAGGTTCAAACACTTCCGGATCTGATTAATATACTCAATCAGCTCCTAGAATGGGACGGTCGTGGGTGGGGGTGTTTCACAACACCTTCACTCATCTGTTTCCATAGGAAGTGGGCAGCCCTGATTCCCCGCCGCCTTAGAGGCGGCGTGGATACTCAGGATCCTTCGGCTTTAGTTACCGGAGATCCTCCCAGGCATCGCCTGGTGCCTATAATGAGAAAGGTTCGCTTCGATCAAGGAGCGGGCCTAACTCTATGGCTTCTGACCAAGAACCAATTCGGTTCTCATACCAACTCCCAGGTTTGGGGGTCGGATTGGTGGTCAGAGAGGCTGCCAATTGAACATCGAGTGGGCGATAACAACGTTGCCCTCTCGATTGATCCACGTCGGATCACCGGGTTTCGAACGAAACCTGTAATTTCACGTGGAGCCCGTACGACTTGGGTTCCCTACCTCATAGAGGAGACACTAAAATGAACTTCACCATTACAGCAACGGTTGATACCGATGTCATATATGATGAGGCTCAGGCCAAGCTGATCCATGAACAGATCACGGCCGAGATCTTACATGCACTCACTTCGGGTAGCCGACATGGGGCTTCAAGCCTCAATATCGGTTCCCGGGTAGTCATGTGTCTCTCGTACGATGATCCGTTCCATGGAGTTACGAGCTACTTCCCGTCAACTTTCACTCTCCTTCCAAGATCGGAATGGAAAGCGGAGGCTTCGGATTGGGGCTCGTCATCTTCGAATAGCGATATCGAAGATGCGCTTGACTCTAGGAATGTGGTTAACGCGGAAGCGGTACCTGCACAACTTGAGTTATTCAAATCTGTTCGCCGTAAACCTACGGTGACGGAAATGATGACCGAGGTTGTGCAGTTCTGCAACCGAGGTTAACCATATGATTCCAGGTGTCCTTTAGGGGATCCCGGTTGGAGGTTGTGGCG